CCCGTCGGGCCGCTGGCGCGGTGCGGGCGGGGCGCTCCGAGGATCGTCACCGGTGGCCTGAGAGATGGTCACCGGGGAAAGGGATGTGAGCTTGGTCGCCACGATGGATGTAATCGGCGATCACATGCGGCGATGCCCCGATTTTGCACTGGAGGCCTTGAACAGGTACCGGCGCAAGTGAGTGGATCAAGGCACAGGCCTCGCCCTAGTTAGACGACAACTGCGCAGCAGGCACCATGTCCGGCGTGACGTAAGGCAACCGGATCGAGCGATCAATGCCTTCACCCATGCCGGTCGGACCAGGACGAGCGTATTGCGCATTCGACTCGACCTCCTGGCGGTCGCGGTCGATCTCCCTTGGAGCGTTTCCGACGGGACGGAGCCGAGGGTCCCAGACACCATGCCGCGCGACGTGGATGCAGATACGATCATCCACGAGGACAGGCGTCATTTGCTGGGTACGACAACGGCAACTGATGCGCTCGATGTCCTGATTGCCGCTGATCATGCAGAACATCCGCGGATAGTCCTGCACCTCGAAGCGGTCGTAGATCGGCGCACTTGCCGGATCGGCGTCAACACGAGGCGCGCGCATGAAAGCATATTGCTCCGGCGTCAGCACGTCCTCGCCGCCCACCTGCATCGGCGTGCTCGCTTCGCTGCGCGCGCCTTCGCTGGTGGCGGCGGCGGTGGCGTTTGATGCCGGGTCCCCTGGGACAGTAAACGCGCCAGCCAAAACGACGAATCCGGCGGGAATTGCGATCAACGCCAAGGCACCGGCTACGGCAGCGAAGATGATCTTGCGAGGGATGCGGCGCTTGACAGTATGCAAGGTGGCCGATTCGTAAAGCGCGAACACTTCCCTGGGAAACGTCCAGAGTTGTTCGATGGCATGACCCTTGGCCGTCTGGCTGTTGGGCGACTCCTGAACGTGTGGCCATTCGTACCGATAGGTCGTTTGGGTGCCGAACTTGCGCGTAACGTGGATGTGACGGCCAAGGAGATCGCGCAGAAATGGCGCGAGCTGGCTGGGAGATTGCGTGGTCATGATCCAGTCAAACCCGCGATGACGATGCTTCGCAAAGTTGAGGATGCGTGGATCGTCATTGTTGCGCAGGTGCCGACCAAAGAACTCCCATGCCTCATCGACAAGAATCAAAGACCCGTCGGGCAGGTCCTCCCAACCGTAAGGGTCTTTGATTTCCTCGAAAAGCCCCGGCTGAAGGCCTCGCACGTTGCAAACGAACACAGGTCGCGTGGCGCTCGATTGCAGCTCGGAACGAAGCTGATCGGGAGTCTTGCCACGAACGGAGATGCCGATCTCCCGGAACAGCTCCTCCAGAGCCGAGAGAGTCTTGCCAGCTCCGGGAGTGCCAGTAATGCAAGTGATAGGCATGTCAGCGCACCCGGAGGATGAAGTTTGACACCCAGACGATGGAATAGGCGCTCAAAATTGCTTGGAGGTAAACGTCCACCTGGAGATAGCCAACCCAGTCGAGCACAACTTGCGGACCGGCACCGATTCGACCGGATAGCGTTTGGCCTATCAGATCGCCAATGGGGTCCATCACGAGAAAGTAAATGCCGAGGCCTGCGAGCACTCGAACAGCGAGGCCAACAACGTTAGCCACCAAAAGCGCGCGAAGCAACGGAAGCAACGCGCCGAGAAAGGCTGCGAGAATGGCAGGCACTAGTTAGGCACTCCTATGCGAGAGACGATGAAAGATGCTTGGATCAGCCCTGCGAGGCCGATGAAAAATCCAAGGATGCCTAGGGCGTAGCAGAAGATGCCGACCATTTGACCAATGTTGATTGCCCCCCAGCCCAGATCGAAATCCTGCGGCCACGAGTGTGCAGGGCAAGAGCGAGAGAAACCAAACCCGCCTTGGTCTACTTGAGCGAATAGATCGGATGCCGACACACGCTCTGTAATGCTGGATACGTCGGGCAATGCGCCACCATCACCACCAGGAGCAAGCGGAGACAAATCTACAGGCTCATTGCCGTCACCGGTGTTGGGGCCTTGGGCGTTGACCGCTGCTGCTACACGATCAATGGCCGAAACGAGGCGATCCGCATCTACGTTCGCATCAGCTTGTGCGCTAGCGGCTTGCGCGCGAGCCTGATCAACGGCCTGTCTAACAGCATCGATCCGAGGGGCGAGGCCAAGAACCGCTTGTTCAATCTCGTCAAGCTTAGGGCCTAACTCACGGCCGATTTGCTGACCGTCGTCGCGCCTGTCGTTTTCGTCGGGCGTTTCTGGCTGTTGAGGCGGTGGAGGATCGTTCGGGTTGGGGGGAGGCGGCGAATTAGGGTTCTCATCCCGACCATTCGATATGCCGTCGTTGTCGTCGTCACCGTCGGGCAAACGTGGAAGCTGCTGTCCGGGACCTACCGAACAGGTGGATCCGACAGGACTTAAAAACCAGTTGAGGAAGATGGTGCGCCCACCGAAGCCAACACCGTAGTTTGCGCCCTGCCCATACAAACAGCCTTGGTGACATGCGTAATTCTGACCCGGCGCAACAAGGCCGGGCGAGATGCGAGGACGAGTAGCGCAGGAAGCAGCGATGGGCCACGAGAAGTTGTCGCCACCGGCGGAGGTAGGGACGGTGCACATGTTTCCGGCGGCGATGACGACGCCGTCAGAAACGCGACCAACAACGGTCTGACACTGAAGCATGGCTGTCGTAGGGCTTACCTGAGTGCACGCACGAAACATCGAAGTGACGCGCAACGTTCCGTCTGCATTTCGCCAAGCAAGAGCCTGCGCCATGACGGCAGCACATGCGGCGAACGCTTCGCCTTGGTCGGGAAAACTTCTATGGGTATTGGCACTGACGTTGGATGCGGGGAGCGCGACTAGTCCGAGAAGAACAACCAGCCAGCAGCACACATGACGAAGAAAACGATCCATCCGATCACATCCCACCTCGTTGAGAAAAAGAGCGCGTCCCAGGAGACGCGCGGTAGATCAGCCAGCCCGACGAGCCCACTTGATCGCCTTGGCGACCATGACGAGACCGAGAACGGCGAGACCGATGGCGACGATGAACGTCACCGTGGCACCGACGTAACCGAGGATCGTGGCCTGTGCACTGGTCAAGTCGAAACCGGCCGCCGGAGCAGCCTGCGCCATCGCGGTGTTGAGAGCGACCATGCCGTACAGCAACGAGCCGAAGAACGCCGTCTTCGCGGCGGTGAAACGATTGATGATGTTCATAGGTATCCCTTTCAGAGTGAGTCAACGTACTTACGGAGCCGCTTCAAAAGCCACGCCAACGCGAAAAGCAGCATGACGGCTGCGCCGAGTTGTGCGCCTTCCCCTGCGGACAGCGGCGGAAGTCCGAGGGGCATTTGATCGACCCACACCGTTGTCAGGCATTCGCCGGACGGTGCGAACTCAGTGCAGGTCAAGACTTTCACTTAAGCCGCCTTCGGCGAGGCCTTCGCGGGAATCAGCTCGATGTCGCGAGCAATGGCCGGCTCGCCGTACTGGCCTTGCACAATGCTCCGAGGGCCAAGGTTGTAGGTGCCGGGCGCATACGGCGGTTGGTCACGACCGAGAGTGATGCGCATACGAGTCGGATAGTGATGACCGTTGTGCACGTAGATGGTCTGCTCGCGCAGATCGACCTGATTGCCGTTCTGCTTGTTGGTGACGCGACGAACGTTGATGGGTTCGCTTTGGACTTCGACGAGGATCATGGGTGTGTTTCCTGAGTGAGTTCGTCGCGCAGGACGCTGACGAGTTGCTGATGGTCGCCGTGAAATGACTTAAAGCGGCCCGGGCGACCTTCGCGGGCCAACTTGTGCTCGATGTAGTGCGCGATAGCGTCGCGCCCAAGAACGTCGAAAAGAAGGCCGAGACTGCGGCCCGCTTGGCGTTCGATGAAACGCTCCATTGCGACAAGGGTTTCCTCTGCCGTGGCTCGCATAACGTCAAACCGTTCCGCAACGCCATCGAGGTACGTCACGAGAAGCGAGTACGCGCCGCGAAAGTAGGGTTCCGGGTTCGTCAGAACATCGGGCGTCAGAACCATGTGCTTCGCGTAGAGACGCACTTCGACGCGGATGCGCTTGGAGTCAGGGTCGCCGAGCTGCTTGCCCTTCTCGTAGATTTGGATTTGCTTGTGACCACGCTGGCCGATCGTAAGAGATCGGCCCTTCAGACTGCCGAGATCGTCATGCAGGAGAGCATTCGGATTACGACCACCTTCGTTGAAAGCACCGTCGCGGTAGTGTTTCAGCATGTCCTCGAAGGTGAAAATCTCACCGGCGAGGTCGTCCACTGCAACGTCTACATGCGTGATCTTGGCCTTCGTCACCTCGATGAAGTTAGAGAGCCGATGCCAGTTGCCGACGCGTGCACAGCCGGAACCGGATAGCGAGAGGTGGAAATCACCATCGTCCTTGATGCCGTAGCGCCCGAGGTTCTGGCCTTCGTCGTCAACGACAAACCCACTACGAGGGTAGAACTGCCAAGTCTGATCGGCAGGCTGAGTGATCTTGATCGAGTCGTCGAACCCGCACATCCAATGCAAAAGCGTCGGCAGGTCAAGGAACTCACCGAGAGCGCGGCGGCGCTCTTCTGCGGTGCCATTGTCCGTCCAGAGCCGGGCAGCGTGCTTGGGAAAGGTGACGCTGACGAAATCGATCAAGGCCTTGGACAGACCACCGCGCGAGGGCTGGGACTCCAACTTCTGGCCCGTGTTACTAGACGGGCCAGACGACCGCCGACGGGGCTTGTCCTGCGGCTCGACCGCGGAAAAGACGGATGTGTGGCGATTGAACGTGTTCATGCGATGCTCTCGAACAGTTCGAGGTTAGAGGGCCGTTTCTCGCGCAACGTTTTCTCGGCGGCGGCAAGGCGGGCGCGGGCGATATCTACGTACTGAGGATTCAGCTCGCACAAAATGGCGCGCCTACCGTGCTGCTGTGCGACAAGGCCGGTCGTGCCTGCGCCTCCAAACG